GACGTGGCGGGTCGTGCGATGGAGCAGGAAAATGCGTAGCTATAAGAGTTTAGTTGGCGATCCCGGGAGGACTCGAACCTCCGACCAACGGTTTAGGAAGCCAAGGTTAGGCAAGTCAATTCAAGAACTTAGCTCGTCCACGGCTGTAAACCCGCCGACGAACAATCAAAGGCTTAGCGGGGTTTTGTCAAACCTGCCGCCTCCTGCGCAAAAGAAAACCGCCGCACCGGCTGGCCCCCGGAACGGCGGTGATCTGATCAAGAAGCGAGGTAACACTTCCAAGGGCGATCCTACCCAAAGAAGGATACCGCTGACAAGGCTTCGCGGGCTTTTCAATGACGAAGGCCACTTCTTTGGCTGGGAGGTGGCATGATGAACGTTCATGCCGCCCTCGATCCAGCCGAGCCGATGGTTGAGCACGCCCTCGCCTATGCTGAGCGGGGATGGCCGGTGTTCCCCTGTAACCTGAACAAACATCCACTGACCCGGAACGGATTCAAGGACGCGAGCACGGACCCTACCCAGATCCGCGCCTGGTGGACGCAGTGGCCGAAGGCCATGATCGGTGTCCCCATGGGCCGGACCTCCGGCGTCTTTGCCCTCGACCCTGACGTGCCGGAGAAGCCCGGCGAGCCCGACGGCTTCGCCCGGTGGCAGGCGCTGCTTGCCGAGCATGGAGCGGTCCATACCCATTCCCACGAGTCACCGAGCGGCGGGCTGCACGTCCTGTTCCGATGGGACGAGAAACGGCCTGTCTCGAACAAGGAAGGCCTGCTCAAGGGCTCCGGCATCAATGTGAGGGGTGAAGGCGGCTATATCATTGTGCCACCTTCACAGAGGGCCGATGGCCGAGCCTACAGCATCGTCGAGCCGCTCGATTACTTTCATTTCGCGGATGCACCGGATTGGCTTTATGCCCTGCTCCTGCCATCTAAAGCCGATCCCCGCGAGAACGTGGTGGACTTCAGGGCCGACCGGGTGGAGCGGTACGTTGCCCGTGCGCTCGAGGAGGAGTGCCGGACTGTCGCCTCTCAGGCGAGCGGCGGCCGCAACAACCGGCTCAACGAGGCCGCCTTCAATCTCGGCACGCTGGCGGGAGCCGGGCACCTATCGGTCGATCTGATCAAAGAGCGACTTCTGCAAGCGGCGATAGCCTGCGGCCTCGTGCACGACGATGGCGAGGACGCTGTGCTCGCAACTATCGAGAGCGGCGTGACAGCAGGCTATGACCATCCTCGCGAGATCCCGGATCGGGAGACACGGCAGGAGCGGAAGCAGAGATCGGAGCGGAATCAATCAACCAAAGCGCAGGCTGACGAAGACCTCCTGACCGAGGATTTCGCAGCTCAACAATTCGCAAACGATTGCGCCGGCCGTCTCCGCTACTGCCACACGACCGGCTCTTGGTTCGAGTGGACTGGGACCTCATGGCGGCGCAACGAGACCAAGCTCGCGTTCCATTGGGCCCGGCTGTTGGCTCGATCCCTCAGCCAGACCGAGCTTGATGAAGGGCGGAAGGCTGCGATCCGAAAGACGAGCTTTGCAGCTGGCATCGAACGGTTCTGCCAGGCCGATCCTGTCTTCGCCGTGACTATGGAGGCCTGGGACAGTGACCCATTCCTGCTGGGGACCCCAGGCGGCACCGTCGATCTGAGAACCGGCCAGATCCGCGAGAGCAGGCCAGAGGACGGCATTACGCGGCTGACGGCTGTCGAGCCTGCGGACAAGGCCGATTGCCCACTCTGGCTCCGATTCCTCGACGAGGCGACGGGCAGCGATGCCGATCTGATCCGCTTTCTTCAGCAGTGGGCGGGCTATTCCCTCACCGGCGACACCCGCGAGCATGCGCTCGTCTTCGTCCATGGATCGGGCGGGAACGGCAAGAGCGTGTTCCTGAACGTCTTCACAGGCATCCTCAAGGACTATGCCACGACGGCCGCCATGGACACATTTACCGCATCCCATGGGGACAAGCACCCAACGGATCTCGCGATGCTCCGCGGCGCCCGCCTGGTGACCTCTTCTGAGACCGAGGAGGGCAGGGCCTGGGCCGAGGCCAAGATCAAGCAGATGACGGGCGGCGATCCGATCACGGCCCGATTCATGCGGCAGGACTTCTTCACCTTCCGCCCGGCATTCAAGCTGACCATCGTCGGGAATCACAAGCCGATCCTGCGAAACGTCGACGACGCTATGCGCCGGCGCTTCAACATCGTACCGTTCACCCGCAAGCCTGTAAGCCCGGATCGCCAACTAGAGGAGAGGCTACGAGCTGAGTGGCCGGGTATTCTCCGTTGGATGATTGATGGTTGCCTGGACTGGCAGGCCAACGGGCTTGTCAGGCCGGCGAGCGTGATCGACGCCACACGGGACTATTTCAGCGATCAGGATCTGTTCGGGCAGTGGCTGGAGCAGGAATGCGATGCCGAGCCCGGGAACCCATACAAGACCGAGACGAGTGCTGCCTTGTTCTCGTCATGGCGCCAGTATGCCGAGCGGGCGGGCGAGCGCGCTGGAAACCAAAAAGCCTTTGCCGAGAACATGATGCGGCGTGGCTTTGAGAACTTCCGAACGAAGGTCAGTCGCGGCTTCAAAGGGATCAGACTGAAGGTTGACCCAACCTACGAGCGTGACGGGTGACGCGATGACGCGAGGTGACGCAATTTCCCGTTATCGCTCATACGCGCACACGCGCGTGTGTCACGTGAATGCAAACCCTAAACACGTGTCATCATGCGTCATCGCGTCACCGTCTTGAAGGAGAATTGTGTAACTACGTGGCGAATGTCCGAAGTTGTCCGCAGTTTAAGATAACGGCCTGTTATCTCGATGTTGCGGGAGAGGTAACAGGCTGTTATCTTGCTCCTCATGATGATCGAACTCTTCCCCCCAATCCTCTACGCGCCGCAGTTCTCGCGGGATGACGTCTTGAAGGTCTGCGACACCACGAGCGGGACTCTTAAGGGCATCCTGGACCGCAAGCAGGTGACACTCCGCAGCGAGCATAACCCTGGCACCGGTCGCCGCCGGATGTTTACAGGCAGCGACATTCTCAAGATCAACACGGCCATCATTGCCAGTGGGATCGGCTTCCCGCTGCGGTGGGTGTACATCTTGGCCGATCAGGTTGAGCGCCGGGCAGCCGGCAGGCTGACGGGGACCTCTCTCGAGGGTTGCCGGCACTTCGGAATGGCGTTCCATCCGAATAAGGCAGGAGATGATTGGGCCTTCGTCCCGATCAAGGATGGGCAGGAGGCCTCACCCCTCCCGATCGCCTGCCAGATCATCGACGTGGATCGGCTGATCGACGAGACGCTTGCGAAGCTGAATGCCGTCATCAACGACGAGCCCATTCCGAATTTCGATATTCCGGAGCCCAAGTTCGAGGATCCCTATTCCCCGGAGCATGACTTCTTTGGGATCTGGACGAAGGATGATCAGGGGCGGGACTGCCTCGTTGGCCTCAACTTCGAGGAAACGACGGAGTACAAGGAGTTGGAGGTGCTGTGGATCAAAGACATGGCGCAAGACGATGACAATCGAAAAGTCATCATCAGCTCGGAGCAGGAGGCGCGCTATCGCTCCCTCAAGAAGCGGCATCGGCGAGCGCATGCGGTCTCTCGCATGGGATGCTCCGAGGATGAGATCTTCGACGAGGACGACGAATGAGTACTGATCGCCTCGTCCGCTCCGCTAAAGTGATTGCGAAGAGCCTTGGCGTCTCCGAGCGGACTGTCCGCAGGTGGAATGCCAAGGGTATTCTTCAGGCCCACAAGGTCAACGGCCGCACATCGCCACTCACGATGCCCGCCTCTGATCTCGCTCGTCTGAAGCGCTCATTCGTCCAAGACGACGAAGAATAGACATCTATCTCTCAACACCATTCAGGAGTTGAACATGCTTGATCAAGAGCATGAACGACGTTGCTCGACCTGTCGCTTCTTTCATGACAGGCTCACATCGGTCCACGAGATCTTCACGCTGGCTGACGAGCCCTGCCGAGCCGGTGAGTGCCGCGCTGCTCCACCGCGCCTCCAGACTGATGAGATGGATCCAGGATGGCGCATTTGGCCGGCGGTCTGGACGGACGACTGGTGCGGGGCCTGGGCGCCTGACGTCGATGGGCAGTGACCCCCGGGGCGGTCTCGAACTTCAGCCATAGGGGCCGGGACCATCCGGGGTCCACGACGCGAGACACACTGGAAATTGAGCAAATCCAAAATGGCTTGTCCGTAGATGGCCGAAGTTGACCCAAGTTTGTAGATCTCGAGCCCTTATGAAACAAGGAGTTTAGAAACATAATTGCTCTATTATTGGAGAGATTATGTTCCAGTGGCGCCGCAAGAAGACTGACGAGCAGGAGCAAAAGAACTGGACGCTTGCTGCGCCCGGTGAAGAGCTTCTAGCCCTCTTCGGCGCACTTCCTGGCACCTCCTCTGGTGTTACTGTCTCAATCGAGAACGCCCTCCGGGTTCCTGCTGTCGCCTGTGCGGTCCGCGTCATTGCCGAGGCTGTCGCGCAGCTCCCGCTCATCACCTACCAGCGTGGCGAAAACGGCACGAAGGAACGCGGCACCGAGCATCCGGCCTACGCCCTCCTGCACGACGACGCGAACGAGTGGCAGAGCGCCTATGACCTGAAGCTCCAACTCCAGACGGACGTCCTCCTGCATGGCAATGCCTACGGGTTCGTGAACCGCGTTGCCGGCACCGTCCGGGAAATCATCCGCCTCAACCCGACCGCCGTCACGATTGAGACGGATGGAACGGTTCCTCGCTACGTGCTGACGGAAGGCAAGGCAAAGAGGATCTTCAGCTACGACCAGATCATCCATATCCGCGGCCTCTCGACGGATGGCATTCTCGGTAAGAGCCCGGTGAAGCTGGCAGCCGAGGCCATCGGCATCGCAATCGCGCAAGAACGGTATGCGGCACGGCTCCTGGGTGAAGGAGGCCGCCCGAGCGGTGTCCTGAAGCTGTCAGGGAAGCTATCGAGAGAGGCCGTGGCACGCATCCGGGCCGCTTGGAACTCGGCCCATTCCGGTGGAAGCGCAGGCGGCACGGCTGTGCTCGAGGAGGACATGACATTTGAGCCGCTGTCCTTCTCCTCCGTCGACATGCAATTTCTGGAGCTGTCGAAGTTCCAGATTGAGCAGATTGCTCGCATCTTCCGCGTCCCACCTCACCTCCTGATGGAGCTTGGACGCGCTACCTGGTCGAACTCGGAAGAGATGGGCCGGGTCTTCCTCACCTACACGCTCATGCCCTGGCTGAAGCAGTGGGAAGGCGCCCTGCGCCGCGCCGTCTTCACCAAGGACGAGCGGCAGAAGTTCTTCTCCGAGTTCCTGGTGGACGATTTCCAGCGTGCCGATCTCGCGGCCCGTGCCGCTGCCTATTCCCAGCTCATCACAGCCCGGGTGATCAACCCGAACGAAGCCCGCGCCATGGAGAACCGCCCGCCCTACGAAGGTGGCGACGAGTTCATCAACCCGAACGTTCAGGCCGCCTCGGAACCCTCTCAGGAGCCTCAAGAATGAAGATCGAAAGCGGCTTTGCGCTGGAACTCGACACCAAGGCTGTCTCTGACGGCGGGGAATTCGAGGGCTATGCCAGCCTTTGGGGCAAGGTTGACCTGGGCCGCGACGTGGTGCGCAAGGGTGCCTTCACGAAATCCCTCACGAAGCGCCCGGCAAACAAGGTGAAGATGCTCCGGCAGCACTTCATGGATGAGCCCATTGGTGTGTGGCTGGCCATCTCCGAGGACAGCAAGGGCCTGCATGTGAAGGGCCGCCTGATCCGCGAGACGTCCAAGGGCGCCGAGACCTATGCGCTGATGAAGGAAGGGGCCTTGGATGGCCTCTCCATTGGCTACCGCACCCTGAAAGACACCATCGATCGCCAGAAGGGCCTTCGATACCTCGATGAAGTGGATCTGCGAGAGATCTCCATCGTGACCTTCCCCATGCTCCCTGATGCGACCGTTTCAGCGGTTAAGGGCGAGCACGATCCCGAGCGGGCGCGATCCATCGTTGCCGCTCTCAACCGCGCCACGGCGGCGCTCCGCTCCTTGTGAGGAACACATGAAGCACTTCTCTACCCGAGCGCTCGAAACCAAGAGCGCAGCCCTTGAGATCAAGGAAGAAGGCGATCCGGCCGATGTCGCGGCCGCCATTGCTGAACTGCAGGCAACTTTTGAGCAGAAGATCTCCGGTCTTCAGAACGAGGTGAAGGCCGCGAAGGACCGAGCCGACGAGCTGGAGACGAAGCTCAATCGACCGGGCACTGGCTCGACCAAAACCGACGACGATCAGGAGCGTAAGGCCTTCGAGTCCTTCCTACGTCGCGGCATCGAGCGGATGCCAGCCGATGAGGTGAAGACCCTCACCGTCGCCAACGATCCGTCCGCCGGCTACCTCGCTCCGGAGACGATCGGCGCCGAGCTTTTCAAGAACATGGTCGAGTTCTCGCCCATCCGGCAATATGCCCGCGTGGTGCAGATTACTGGTCCCGAGATCCGCTATCCGCGGCGCGTATCTGGCACGACCGCCTACTGGGTGGACGAGATCGAGGACCGCACGGCTTCCGAGCCCGTCTTCGACCAGATGAGCCTCACCCCTTGGGAACTGGCGACCTTCACGGAAGTGTCGAACCAGCTCCTGGAGGACAATGCCTATAACCTCGAGGAAGAGCTCCGTCTCGATTACGCCGAGTCCTTCGGCAAGAAAGAGGGGGCGGCCTTCGTCGCCGGCACGGGTACCAAGCAGCCTCGCGGCATCCTCACGGCAACGGGCATCCCCGAGATCCTGACGGGTGCGGCTTCCAGCTTCCCGACCACGGACCCGGCTGATGTCATCGTGCGAGCCTTCTACGCTCTGCCGTCGGCTTATGCGCAGCGCGGCGCCTGGCTCATGAACCGCAACACCATGGGCCTGATGAGTCAGTGGAAGGACGGACAGGGCCGCTACCTCCTGATGAATCCGGTCACGGAAGGCGCTCCTTCGACGCTCCTGGGACGTCCGATCATCGAGGCGGTGGACATGCCCGACGTCGCGGCCGGGGCTTTCCCGATCGTGTTCGGTGACTGGTCCGGCTACCGCATCGTGGACCGCATCGGCCTCTCCGTCCTGCGCGATCCCTACACCCGCGCCCGGAACGGCATCACGACCTTCCACGCCCGCAAGCGTGTGGGTGGTGACGTCACCCATCCCGACCGCTTCGTGAAGGTGAAGGTCGCGGCCTCCTAAGGGCCAAGGGGTGTCCATAGCGACACCCCTCTTTCACATCATTCAGGAGGAAAGCCCATGCGTGACAATCGCAGCAACATCAAAGTGGTCCCTGTGATCGAGCCGGGTGTCTATTCCGGCAAGGCAGAGGGCAAGGCCGTCGACACTGCAGGCTATGACTCGCTCACCTTCGCCGTCTCCATCGCCGAGGGTGGCAGCTCCGGCGGCTTCGAAGTCGCCATCGAGCACAGCGACAACGGCAAGGAATGGGAACTCGTGCGCCCGGACAATGTGCTGGGCGAGGTCGGGCTTGATGCGCCGTTCGGCTACACCGGTGGCACCACGGGACAGCGCCGCTATGTGCGCCTCTCCATGGCGTCGAAGGGCAAGAGCACGAAGGGGACGGGCATTGCCGTCATGGCAATTCTCGGCCACCGGCGCGGCGCGTGTGCTTGAGGCCTGCCATGATAGAGGTGATCACGCCGGCTCAGAACCGGCTTCTGACCACGGTTGCGGCGCTTGGCGCTGAGCTGGAGATCCCGGAAGATCAGCGTGACGCCTCGCTGGAGGCGGTGATTGCCCGTGCCAGTGCGGCGATTTCCGCCTACTGCGGCCGCACCTTCGCCCGGGAGACGATCCGGGAAACGTGGGTTCACCGGATCACGCCCCGGGAACTCGTTCTGACCCGGTACCCCATCGCCAGCATCACTGGTCTGACAATCGGCGGCGAAACCGTCGACACGGTGGATCTCACCTTCGATCCGGATGCCGGGATCGTCTACGGGCCTCGCCTAGGGACCGCCGGCGCCCGGGCACAGCTCACCTACGTGGCCGGTTACACCCTGCCTGGCGAAGAGGGTGCGAACCTTCCGCCCGAGGTCGAACAGGCGGCACTTCACGCGGCTAAGACCCTGTGGCTGGCCAAGGACCGAGATCCGACGCTCAAGAGCGAGACTGTCGAGGGCATTGGCCGAACTGACTACTGGATTGGCCCCGTTGCAGGCGTGGCTCCCTTCCTCTCCGAGGCGCTGTTCCTCCTCTTCTCCCATCGCACCGTAGAGGTCGGTTGATGAGGCGGCGGATCTGCAGCTGCGGAGCCCTGGTGACGGTGGGTGAACGCTGCGCCTGCAAGGTGCAGTCCCGGCGTGAGGCTGATGCGCGCCGTCCCTCTGCCCGGGAACGCGGCTACGACACGAAATGGCAGAAGGAGAGCAAGGCCTTCCTCGAAAGCCTCAGCAATCCTCTCTGCGCCTGCGGCTGCGGCCGGAAGGCCGATATGGTGGATCACAAGATCGCAGCCAAAGGCGATCAGCGTCTCTTCTGGGACCGCTCCAACTGGCAACCCTACAACCGCATCTGCAATACCCGGAAGGCGATCCGGTGTGAGGGCGGGTTCGGGCGGAAGGTGGTGTGATGCGCGGCCGCAAGCCAAATCTCCAGATGATCGAGGGCGGCCTTTCCAAGGTGCCGCGCCCGCCTGCCTGGCTGCCCGACGAGGCCAAGGAAGAGTGGAAGCGGATCCTCCCCAGCCTGATCAAGCGCAAGGTTCTCACCGACACCGACATGGGCACGGTTGAGACCTACTGCCTTGCCGCCGGGACCGTCCGCCGCTCTCAGGCGACCATCGCCCGGGAAGGCGACACCGTGGAGACGAACACGGGCGCGAAGCGCCACCCCGCCTTTCAGACCATGTTCCAGGCTCTGACAGAGCAACGCCGCCTGGCCGCGGAGTTGGGCCTCACGCCCGCCTCCCGCATGAAGGCAGGCAAGCCACCCGAGGGAGAAGAGGGCTATGACGACCCTTATTCCGAATTGGGTATTTGACGACACCCCCATCCCGGACCCGCATGGCCGGGCCGCCCGCATGCTCCAGTTCGCGGATCTCCTGCGGCATCCGAAGGCGGACGGACCCGACAAGCGCCCGTTGAAGTCCAAGTGGCAGCGCCGGATCATCGAGCGGATCTATGGCCCGTCGGACGAGAGCGGTAAGCGCCAGGTGAAGACTGTCTTTGCCCTCCTGCCTCGAGGGGCCCGCAAGACCACACTCGCCTCCGTCCTGGCGCTCGGCCATACAATCGGGCCCGAGCAGCGCCCCGGAGGACAGGCCGTCTCTGCGGCTGCTGACAGGACACAGGCCCGCCTTGCCTTCGACGAAGCGGCAGACATGATCCGCGCTGACCCGCGGCTGCTGGATGCAACACGCCTCAGGGACACCAAGAACCGGATCGAGCACAAGAAGAGCCGGAGCAACTACGTCGCTATCTCTGCAGACGGTGATGCGCAGCACGGCAAGACGCCTTCCTTCGTGCTAGCGGACGAGCTCCACGTGTGGCGCGGCTTCAGCCTCTGGAACGCCCTGAAGACTGGTGCCTCAAAGACACCTGGCTCCCTAACCATCGTGATCACCACGGCAGGCGAGCGCCCGGAGGGGATCTGCTGGGATCTGTTCCAGTATGCCCTCAGGTGCCACAACGACCCGACCAAAGACCCCTCATTCCTGCCGATCCTGTTCCAGGCGGATGCCAAGGCCGATTGGGACGATGAAAACCTCTGGCGCCTGGTGAACCCCGGCCTAGACGAAGGCTTCCCCGATCTCGATGAGCTGAGGGCTGAGGCACGTCTTGCACGGGAATTCCCAAAGCTCCGGGAGGGCTTCAAGCAGACGCACCTCAATGTATGGGCCGATGGCAGCGCCTCCGGGTGGATCGAGATGGCGATCTATGACGAGGCGGCCGGACCGATCGACGAGGACGCCCTCGAGGAGCGGGAGTGCTTTATCGCGGTCGATATGTCGAAGAGTTACGACCTTACGGCCATCGTGGCCGCATTCCCCGACGGTAGCGGCGGCTTCGATGTCCTGTGTTGGTGCTTCATCCCGGAGACGGCCTTCAAGCGCCGTGCGCAGGAATTGCCGGATGTGCCCTGGCAGCGATGGAAGGACGAAGGGCACCTGACAGTGATCCCGGGCGACCTGATCGATGATGCCGTGATCGAGGCCAAGATCCGCGACCTATACGCCACCTATGACGTGCAGGAGATCGCCTTCGATCCGAAGTTCGCGGCGAAGATCATGGGCAACCTGATCGCGGACGATCTGCCGGCGGTCGAATGTCCCCAGAAGCCGCTCATCATGGGGCCGTACTACAACGAGTTGCAGAAGGCGATCATCGCCCGCCGCTTCCGGCACGGCGGGAGCCCGATCCTGCGGTGGTGTGTGCAGAACGCGGTCCCGATCTACGGCGATACAGGCTTGCCGTACCTGTCGAAGCGCAAGAGCACACAGGCCATCGACGCCATCGTGGCTGCTGGCATGGCAATCGGCCGTGCAGACGCAGGCGGAGGCGGGCCGTCCATCTACGAGGACGTCGACGAGCGCCCGATGGGGCTCCTGGTGATTTGAGGAGATCTTGATGACCTATCGTTCATCCAGACAGACACGCGACCGCCTTGCGGAGATTGGACGTTCCTACGGCAGGCAACTCGCGGAGATCACCATCAACAAGTTCCCCGATCTGACCGACGCGCAGGCGGACGAGATCGTCCCGATACTGCGGAACACCATATCGCAGACAGGGCAGACTTTTCGCGCAGACGGTATCCCCGACCAGGATGTGCGGTCCTTCATCCAAGCATGTCATGCGGCGCTCCACGAGCGGCTTGGGCATCACGTATCCCTTCTCAGGCTTGGCGTCTTAGGCGACCAGCCAACAGCCCATTGAGGTGTAGCCATGGCAGGCTTGAATACCGTTGATACCGTCACTGTCCGGGGTATGTCCGAAGGCTTGGATAAAGTTGCCTCGGACCTTGGTAGGGTCGACGCCGCTCAGCAGAAGGTTGTTCAGAGCGGCGACAGCGTAGCGCGAGTCACAGACACGACGACCAGGCGGCAGCTCTCGGCCCAGAAAGCCTACGAGCGCACGAAGATGACCGTCGATAACGCGTGGGCAGCTACGATGAAGATGGTTGAGGCTCAAAACAGGATCAACCGCGCTTTTGAACAGGGCATCATCGACGCTCAGCGGTATGCGGCCGATATGGAGCTTGTGCAGGCCAAGTACGCTCCTCTAGCCGCTGCCAATACCAATTTGAGCCACCAGACAGGGAACGTGGCGGCTCAGTTCCAGGACATCGCCGTGCAGCTTGCCGGAGGGCAGTCGCCTTTTCTGATCGCCCTACAGCAGGGAACACAGCTTTCCGGCGCACTTGGGGCCAATGGCGCCAGAGGAGCGATCGCGGCGCTTGGAGCTGGCCTTATGTCGCTGCTCAACCCGATCAGCCTTGCCACGATAGCATTGATTGGACTGGGCGGTGTTGCTTATCAATATCTTTCGACCGCCGGCGATGACGTCGAGAGTCTGGACGACAAGCTGAAACGGCACGCCGACCTCATCGCGAGCGTGAAGAGTGCTTATGGTGAGGCCATAAAGGGCGCAGAGGAATACGCTCACAAAAGCGGGCGGGTTCTCGAGTTTCAGCTTAGGGGGCAAATCGCGGCACTGACAACCGAGCTTCAGAATGCGGCTCGCGAGGTGGAGCGTTCCGTCAGCACATCCGTCCCCGCCTATACCGATATTGCCACTGGTGTTGGCTTCGGCGGCGCTGATTTGCAGGTGCGCCACGAGTACGAGGCATTCAACGACGTTATCTCGCGTCTCCGCGAGCAGATGGCACAGGGGCGGCCTGATTTTCAGGCATTCCAGGCGGCTGTTGAGGAGATAGGGCGGGCTGCTGCCGAGGCGGGGAACAAGAAGCTCGAAGAGCTGGCCCGAGGGCTCATCAATGCCACAGATGGCGGTCTCAAGCTCCAGGGCGCTTTGCAGGAAGCAGAGGGCGCAATCACCGCTATGGGCAATGCCGCGTCTCACAATGCGGGCAAGCTAGCGGCTTTCGACGAGGCGGTTCGGAAGCTGCGCAACATTGCTCCTATCCGGCTCAGCGATCGGGAGCAGGTAGAGAAATACTACCAAGAGATGGTGTCGGCTGCGGATACAGAGGTGGGCCGGCAGGCTGCTGAGCGGGAGCGTCGGGAGGCGCTGGACCGCATCAAGAGAGACGAGGACCTGCAAGAGGCAGAGCGCAAGAGGCGTGAGGCAGAAGCCCTTGCCCGCCGCGGCTCCCGCAGTGCACAGGCCGATGAAGATGCCTTCGGCCGGGCTATTACCACGGCTCAGGGCCGAACCCGCCAGCTCGAGGAAGAGACCCGCCTGATCGGCGTCTATGGCGGCGAGGTCGAGGCGGCACGGCTGCGGATCGAGCTGGAGACGGCCGCCAAGAAGCGCGGACTCGACCTGTCCGACGACATGCAGCGGGCGATCGAGACCGAGGTCCAGGCGCGCCGTGCCGCCGTCCAGCAGCTGGAGGACCTGCGCCAGCGCCAGGAAGAACTCAACCGGACCACCGAGTATTTCGGCAGCATCGCCACCGACGCTCTGTCGGATCTGCTGATCGAAGGCCGGAGCCTGGAGGACGTATTCAGCAACGTGGCCAAGGCCATCGCCAACGCGGCCATGCAGGCCGCCCTGATGGGCAGCGGGCCGCTGGCAGGCCTGTTCGGCATGTCGGGCTCCAATGGCCAGATGGGCGGCCTGTTCGGGGCACTCTTCAAGGGGCTGACAGGGAGTTTCGGCGGCGGGTCCAGCTTCCAGGGCTTCGACATCGGCGACGTGACGATGCCGTCCGGTTTCTCGGGCTACTACGACACCGGCGGCTCGATCCCGTCCGGCCGCTGGGGCATCGTCGGCGAGCGCCGCCCCGAGGTCGTGATGGGGCCGGCCACGGTGGTGCCGAAGTTCCATCTGGCGGAGAACGATAACAGGGGCGGCGGCAAGGAATCCCCGGTCCAGGTCACCTATGCCCCAACGATTGACGCACGCGGCTCTTCGCTGACCGAAGCGCAGATCGCCGCGCTCCTGGCGCAGAACAACCGGGCGCTGCGTGAGGCGCTGCCTCGGATGATCGCAGACGCCCGCTCGCGGACCCAACTGCGGTAAGGCTCTATGGCAGCCAAGGCCGGCCGCAGCATCAATGTTATGCAAAAAAGGCGCCCCGATGGTAAGTCGAAGCAGCCTTCTTAACAGTTGTTACCTCACCCTTTGTTTGAGCCAGTTGAGAACGTCCTGCGGACCCTGCCCCCACCAAGGGGCGCTCAAGGTGATAACAAATAGATTGTCATTGCTATCGAGCAGTGGCGCAAAGCTCTGGTAAATTGCTTGTGGAGATGAAGAGCTTTCGACAGCATAGGAAGACTCTGAAAGCCTAGCCCAAGAGCCGAATTCCTTAATCTTCTTGACGATGTTGGGTCTCACGACCTCTTTGTTGAGGTCATACGTAATAATATAGACAGCCATGATCCTGTATCCTGATACCCGTGGATTTTATCCATGAAGGCGACTGTCCTGCTGGGCCAGAACTGTGCCCAGCAGGACATGAGCTCTTAGCTCTTCTTGTCGTTATCGTTGTCGGACCCGACTGGGATCGGGAACGCCTTCAGGCCATACTGCTTGGCCCAGATGACCGTGCCATCCTTCTTGGTGATGTAGGGACGGAAGATGACACCGGTGTTCTTCTCCGGCTTTGCCGGCTTGCTGCTGGAGGCCATAGGGATACTCCTTTCGGCCATGCTTGACCTGCGCCGAAAGGTGTCCTAGATACAGGCTTCCCCAAGCAAGTATCGTCGGACCCCCTAAGGGCCGATCAGGTATGACAGTGCACCGGTCGGTGCACCGAACGCGCCCCGCCCAAAGCGGGGCGTTTTTGCGTCAATGACCTATTTAGGGCAAGTCAGGACTTAAGTCAACCTCAAGCCCGACTCGTTAAGGATTCCTTAACCACGTTTTGCGGTTTCCGTTATAATTCTGAGTTGGCGGTCCTAGAAACATCGAGAGCGTGCATCCGCAGAGTGGAGCTTTCGACATGGCAGATAGCGACTATGAGAAGGCTCTGGCCCGTCGCAGAGAGCTGCTGGTCGAGCTGGATATCCTAAACGATTTCATCGAAGCCTATGAAAAACTTAGAGGACTTCGGCCAGTGGAGACATCTCCCGTAACGGTCGGTGGCTCCTCCGATACTTCTGGGAGACGGGGCAGACCAAGGAATTCCGCGACTCCAAGCGAGATTGCCGAGCTGGCGCGGACGATTCTGATCGAGCACGGCGAGCCGATGACTCGGAGTCAACTCGCCGAGGCGATTGAGTCCCGTGGAGTCGCACTCGTCGCCAAAGACAAGGCAAAAAACGTCGGGACGATTCTCTGGCGGTACCGAGACCAGTTCCTGAACGTCCCCGGCCAGGGATATTGGCCCAAGGACGCTCCGAATGAGGAGCTGGGGTATCACCCCCAGATGGGTGAATAGGCCGCGGATTATTCTTTGGGGACGGTCACAGAGTACGTTCCCGGCCCGGGAAAGTTCTCATTCAGCTCGATCTGAAGCACTTTGTCGCCACGCCATTTGAAGCGGTAGAACGATAGCTCTGCCCCGGCGATCGTGCCTCCAAAAACGATCTCAACGTCATTGTCGAGATCGTGGATAGCGTCCCGGATGTCTCCGACAGTCAGCCGACCGTCACCGCTGGTCGAGATCATTATCCCCGGATTTGGCGCGCGCTTGTTCGGGTTGTCACTCATCTGCTTGCCCCTTTCTAAGTCTCACTCCGGCCCCACCCCCGTTCTCGGGGATGAATTCGACGCCGGCGCTCTCTAGAGCTCTCCGCATGACGTCGATAGTCGCTCGCTGAGGCGAGGACTTCTCATTCTCGAAATTCCGGACGGTTACGACACTCACCGCGGCCTCGCGTGAGAGATCGTCTTGGTTCCATTTTAGGAGGCCGCGTGCGGCCCGACATTGTGCTGGCGTCATAGCTTTACGGTATGAAGGTCTGTCGGAAAACGCAAGCCGTGTTGAAAAACGAATTGACTGTCTAGAATCTATATGAAAACATAACTCCTGTCGAAAATAGAAAGAAATTGCAGGAGCAACACGCCATGAGACCCATGGACCGTGAACAGGAGAGCTTTGTCGATCCGTCGGCTGCTCTTCTTCGGTTAGAGCCTCTGATCTGCCGAGCGCACAATCTCAGCATCATTGCCGCCGATTTCGGCGAGGGCATTTTGGGCGATTCGCCATTCGCAAGCCACGAAGGAGCGGAGGCACTGATTTTTTTAAACAACGAGCTGTGTGAAGTAATCCGACAGGCGAAGCAAATGCTTAAATCTAGTTTTACTCAGGAGTGAGTTACTCAAATTTGAGTAAATTCTTGAAATCACTTGATTAAATTTCGACTTAACAGCAAATCTACAGCATGGGAGATGAAGATATGCTCGATGACGCAAAGTACAGGATCACTGAAGTCGCGCGCATTTGTGGCGTGCCCGAAAACACCATCAAGACTCACCTGCATAAGCGCCAATGGTTCCTTGGCGCCACAGACATGCCTGGGCTTAACTGTGGCCCCCATCACATCACCTTACGGCGTGCGCTCCAGATAGCACTAGCGTTCGAGCTGATGCGCAATGGCATCGATCCGGTCCGAGCTTATGAAGCTGCTCTCTGTTTCTCGGACGAGGCAGATCCGGCTGAATGGCAGAATCATGGGGTGCAGAGACTCCCGGGCGAACTTTTCCCAAGTGGCCAAACCATTCTGATTCTCCGGCCGGGCCAAAGCCATGCCGTCGTCCGCCGGTTCGACAATGACACTCCGATGCATGAGCTGGTGTTCAGCCCAGCCTCCGGGTTTGAGACTGAGCGATCAGGGACGTTTGTCTGGGTCAATCCGATTGATCTCATGGTGCGTGATGGCCTGGCAAAGAGCCCCGGTAGAGCAAAGCGCCGCTGGGTCGCAGAAGCCCGGATGCAGCAGGAGGCCTGACGGATCATGGCCAGCGCAACGCTTCAGCTGAACGTGATTCCCAAGCGGATGCTGACGAAGGCCGAGGCCGCGCACCACTGCGGCCGCACCATCAAGCGCTTCGAAATCGAGTGTCCGGTGGCCGCGGTGCGGTTCCCCAACGGCGACCGCCGCTTTGACGTGCAGGATCTCGACCGATGGCTCGATCAACTCAAGGGCGGGACACTCGACGAGGCAGATGCCGCAATCGAGAGGCTGGGATGACGATCATTCGTGTCAAAGGCTTCCAGATCTTCAAGGACAGGCACGGCAAATGGCGGTGCTATCATCGTAAGACCCGGACGCCGGTTGATTTGGACAAGGCCCCGATCGGATCGGCGGAGTTCTTTGCGGAATGCAACCGCATCGCGGAGCTCGTAAAAGCGACAGCTCCGAGGCCAGGTACGTTCGGCCTGCTCGTGACTGAATATCGTGCCAGCCCCGCTTTTCTCGATCTGGCTCCTCGGACCAAGGCCGACTATCAGCGGATCTTGGATTATCTTTCGCCGCTCTCTGGCGTGTCCCTAGCCCGTTTTGACCGCCCATATGTGGTTCGGATCCGAGACAAGGCGTTGAGCAAAGGCCGGCGATTCGCGAACTACACACGATCATTCCTCTCGACGCTCTTTGCCTGGGGCGCCGAGCGCGGCCACATCAAGGCTAATCCAGCCGAGAAGATCAAAGGCATTCGCCGCGCCCGTGGCACACCAGACGCGAATCGCCCCTGGAGCGACAGCGAGCGAGAGGCTGTTCTTGCCGCTGTGCCGGCACACATGAAACCGGCCATTGCCCTGATGATGTTCACCGGCTTGGGCCCGAAGGATGCGCTCACCCTCCCCCGTTCGTTCTACCGGGATGGCGAGATTGCGACGAACCGATCAAAGACCGGTGAGCCTGTTTTCTGGCCTGCTCCGGCCCCGCTTATCGAGATTCTGGGCGAGGCCCCATCCCACTCCGCGATTACGCTGTGCGCCAATTCCTCGGGCTTGCCGTGGACCGACAGTGGCTTTCGGGCCTCCTGGCGGAAGATCCGCCTGCAGCTCGAGAGGGACGGCCAGATCGGATCAGGGCTGACCCTCTACGGTCTTCGGCACACGGTTGCGGTGATCCTGAGAGAGATGGGCCGCAGCGAGCGAGATATCGCAGACGCCCTCGGACAGAAGACAATCGAGATGGCCAGGCACTACGCCAAGGGCGCGGATCTGCGCCCGAAAATGAGAGGCATGGTCAAGGATCTGAATGCTGAATTGAACAAACGGCGCACAAAGGTTGTCAAACCGGACGCCTGAGAATGTCAAACCGCGCTGCATACACAACGCGAGTGGAGAGGAAACTTGAGCGACTGCAAGATGTTAGCTGGCGATCCCGGGAGGACTCGAACCTCCGACCAACGGTTTAGGAAACCGCTGCTCTGTCCTGCTGAGCTACGGGACCGCGTAGACCGAGGAGTAGCACA